ACGATTATCCTGTGCCTTTATCACTCTAAGGTGGGCTTATAATCATAGGCCCCAGTGGTTCTACTCATGCTACGTTAAAATTCAAAGAATATGCATGAACGAATGTTATAAAACCACATCCGCACAGACACAAGCGCTTCGCTTGTGAGTTTGACATTTTCTAATCAAGATGGCCAGAGGACGATACTGCACCATTTTATAGAGGTTAAAACGAATAAAAGACCTCTATTAGTTTATTGTCATTTCGGACATTTGTATTTCTTTTATTGACTTTGAACCGACCAAGTTTGGTCATCAGATCCAAATATGCCCTGGTAGGACTTACACTTCCTAGAACGATGGATAAAATCATAACACAAACTGGGATAGGTTGGGAAAGTGGAATCTTGAACCCACAATTCCCATCCTAAATCCTTAACTAAATCTTTCAAAAGATAAAGCTTTTCGTTATAAATTTTCTCACCGTACCAAAAGTATTCCCTTAACGCACTTGATATGACGTCTATTCCTTGAACCTCTTTAGTGATAGATTTGGAACGAGTCCAAACCATAAGAGATTTCTCAATAGATTCCTCCTCCAAAGGCGCAACGAAGCACTTAAGGTTATCATCCATTCTCCAAGTTCTTTTCAAAAAAGAGGCGTCTTCAATGTTAATGAATGGTACGCTTTCTGATTCCTTATCGGCCATCGTATAAACAATGTTCAATGTGGCAAAAGTTTCCGATATGGAACTATGATTGAACCAATCACACTCCCGTGAAACCGACATTATATTGTCGTCACCATAGGTCATAAATTGACATTTTTCTTAAAAGTAGAAACAGAATGTTCAGGATTAAGCATGAAATAAACATATCTCATCCTCAAGCTATTAACTATACTATTTAAAATAACTGTCAAAGGATTACCAGATGGATTAGAACCATAGAATTGTACTAAATCTCCATTGAAATCAACTAAGGCAAAGGCAGTATCTTCGGCAATACACCTAACAATTTGTATATCCTCCTCAGAATAATTACCAGACAATTGACAAAAATATATTATTATGTCAAATGCCGCCAAGATTTCCTTAGGACTCATACGTTTGTCAAAAGCCTTATAA